CCGCATTGAAGGCAGCACAACGCCCGCCTTCGACGGCCACGAATACGACATCACAGGCATCGCCACCGACTCTTTCACCATCACCGTTCCAAGCGGCACTGCAACCCACGCTGCCGCAGGCATCAAGGTTCGCCGCGTGAAGCCCCCAATCTATTGGGACGGCGGCGCTGGCAACTTCGTCCGCGCCACCGCAGGTGTGCCAAGCGAAGGCGTCACCTACACCCGCATGCCGAGCATCGGCTGGGCGAGCTACCACAACAACCGCATGTGGATCGCCAAGACCCGCAACACGGTTGGCATCTCGGACGTTCTGGACGCCGACCTCTACGATCCGTTTTGGAACAGTTTCCGCGCAGGCGTTGGCGGCGATGACCGCATTGTCGCAGTGCATCCATGGATCGAAGGGCAAGCCCTCGTCTTCTGCCGCAAAAGCATCTGGCTTGCCACCCTCGGCCAAGTGTCTTCCACAGATGGCAGCGACTTCGCGGTGGATACTCCGGTGTCGCAGCTCACGCTCCTCACCAACGAGATTGGGTGCAGCGCCCGCAACACCATTGTCACCGCTGGCAGCTTCGTCTTCTTCCTTTCTGACGCAGGCATCTACCGCCTCGATAGCCGCCTCGACCTCAAGGTGCGAGGCGACACCAAGCCGCTCTCTGAACCTATCGCCGACCTCTTCAGCCAAGTTGTCCAGTCCCGCGTCGAGAAGTCTGCATTCGGCGTATGGCACGCCAACCGCTACCTCATTGCGCTCCCGACCAGCACAGAACCGCTCGACGGCAACCAGCTCGTCATTGCGTGGAATGCCCTGACGGACACATGGGAATACCGCGACATCTATCCGAGTAGCGCCTCGGTCAACCAGATCCTTGTCGGCACCTACGACAACCAGCGCCGCGTCTTTTCAATCCCCCGCTCTGGCAACCTCTACCTGCTGGAAGAAGAGAACACTGCCGTGGACGCCAATGCGGCGAGCAGCTTGGTCGGCAGCAACCCTGTTACCGGCAGCCTCAAGACCCGCCGCTACGATTTCGGCGACATGCACTCCAAGCGCTTCCTCCGCACCATCGCCGATGTGGTCATTCCGGTAGGCGCCAGTGTCAGCACAAAGATAAAGACCATCAACCCTGACACCGAGACAACGGTCGGCACGCTGACCAATAGCGCAACCAGCGCCGAGGATTACAACATGAAGGCGCCGGTGCGCTACAAAGCGCACAGCGCCGAAGTCATTTACGAAACATCCAACGGCCGACCGGAGATCCGCTCGGCATCCATTGAGGCATCGCCCAAGTCGTTGCCTCCGACCGAAACAAGATCAGCAGCATAACTACTATGGCCTCATATAATTACACCTTCACCTCTGGGGATACCGTGACCCCGACTAAGTTGAATTCCGCCCGCACCGTCAGCGAAATCGTCAACGCTGACATCAAGAGCGATGCGGCGATTGCTGGAACGAAGGTTGATCCTAATTTTGGAAGTCAGAATGTTACAACGACTGGAGTAGGAACATTTTCGATATTAGACATCCGGCAAGGCGCTCCTCGGGTGCAAATCAATGAAACCGATGCGTCAACGAACAATAAGCAGTGGGACATTCTTGCCGATAACGAGGGAATGTTTATCCGCGCGGTCAATGACGCTTACAACGCCGCCGGAAACGCCATCGAAATCCAGCGGACTGGAACGACCATTGATTCTGTCTCGATGCCGAATGGCAATGTGGGGATTGGGACGAGTTCGCCGCAGTCGAAGCTGGAAGTTGCCGGAAATATACACACAAAGTCTTCGGAGCAATACAGCGGCCTTGCGGTAAGGAACGCCACTAACACGGTAGGCTTTATTATTGGCAGTTCCGCGACCAATGACTCAGGTTCGCTCGGCCTGCTAAACGGCGGAACCCAATCCGTTGCCCTGCAAGCCAGCGGAGTGTCTTATCTTAACGGAGGCAACGTCGGCATCAACACCAACAACCCCACCTCCAAACTAACAGTCGTAGACAACAGCGCCAACGACGCCGTGCGCATCACGCAGACCGGCAGCGGCAATGCGCTGGTGGTGGAGGACTCGGCGAATCCTGACGCTACACCGTTTGTGGTGACGGCGGATGGGAGTGTGGGCATTGGCACTGCGCCCAGCGCCGGAGTAAAACTAGATGTTGTTGGGGTCATTCGTTCTGCTTTCGTAAGTGTAATTAATGGCGCGGCGTCTACATATCGCTTTCTTGCTTTTGAAACAAACGCCGTAAGGCGCTGGGACATTGGGGCCACCGATGACGCAGAAAGCGGTTCCAATGCTGGTTCAAACTTATTCCTGCATAGATTTTCGGATGCTGGAGCGTTTCTTGAACGAGTCCTGCACATCTCAAGAAGCACTGGAAACATTGGCATCAATACCAGCATCCCCACCGAACGCTTAGAAGTCAACGGCACGGTCAAAGCCACAGCATTCAGCGGGCCGCTCACCGGCAACGTCACCGGCAACCTCACCGGCACCGCCAGCGCCATCGCGGACGGCAGTGTTAGCACGGCGAAGATTGTGGATGCGAACGTGACCTTGGCAAAGCTCGTCACCGCAGTGCAGGAGGCGCTTGTTCCGGCGGGTGCGGTCCAAGCGTTCGCCATGAACAGCGCCCCCAGTGGCTGGCTGGCGGCAGACGGCACCAATGTCAGCCGCAGCACCTACGCCGCGCTATTCAGCGCCATCGGCACGACCTACGGAGCTGGCGACGGCAGCACGACTTTTGCCCTGCCCGACCTGCGCGGCTATTTCGTGCGCGGCAGCGGAACCAACAGCGACGCCACGGCGTCTGGCACGTTTGGCGCAAAGCAGGCGGATGAACTTAAAAGCCATAGTCACACAGTTGATGATAACAGCGTGGCAAGCAACGGTAATTTCGGCCCCGGAGGGGCAGCGCCGTATCCATCGGGTGGCGTCACAAGAACAACGTCCGACACCGGCGGCACCGAAACCCGCCCGAAGAACATCGCCATGTTGTATTGCATCAAGTTCTAAGCATGACCCCATGGCAACGCGCAAAACACTGGTGGGACAACCACAGCACGCAAGACTTCTGGGAGCTTGTCGGCGAGCATCTGTCGTCTGGCTTAGTCCACGCCACACCGGAAGTCTTTCTGCTGGCCTCGGAGTTGCGGTGGAACGCGGAGGAGAAGTGCTTTGAAAGCGGCGAGCCAAATTGTTGGTTCGTCACTTTGGCTGCTGCTGTTGGCCGCGCAAACCCTGTGCGGGAGTTTATGCGCGTGGCGACTCGGCCGCAGCAATACGCGGCTTGGTGCCGCAGGGGCAGCTTTGAACCGCGAGTCTACGATTGGGACAAACTAATTAGCAAAACAGGAGGATAATACTATGGGAGGAAGATCATCATCACCCGCGCCGCAGCCAGTGCCAGCCGCACCGCCGCCGATTGATTACGACAAGATGGCCGAGGCCAGTATCCGCGTAGCTCGCGCACAGACAGCGGAAGAAGAAGCAGCGATCAAGCGGCTATACCCTGAGTATATCCGCATGCAGTTTGGCACAGCGGACCAGCTCTCGCGCAACCTCGACAACCAGTTCTCCCAGTTTGCCCGCCAGACCATCCTCGACGAGATGGGCCGCGATATGGGGCCGAGCGCGCTGGAGAACCAGATGCGCGCCCTTGGCGCCAGCGCCATGTCCTACCGGCCGGATCAAATCTCCGCGCCGACCAACATCCGCAACGTGCGCGCCAATCTGGCCAACGCTGCGCAGATGGGTCCGGTGCGTGACGTTCGCGGAGTCAATGCCCAGCGGGTTGGCGATGTCCGCGCCCGCGAAGTCGGCGCCGGTGCCCTCGGCCAGTCGCTAGTCGGCGAGGCCATGAACCGCGTGGCCAGCGGCGGACGGCTCTCTGCCGAGGCCAGCCGCGATGCCGTGCAGTCGGCCCGCGCCGGTATGGCTGCGCGCGGCATGGCAACCGGAAGCGCCGGTCTCGCCGCCGAGCTGCTGAACCGCGACCGTTACTCCCGCCAGCGCAACATGGAGGACTTGTCCTTTGCGCAAAACGTGCAGAACGCCGACATCCAACGCCAGATGGCGGGAGCGGAGATGGCACTGCAAGCCGACCGAGGCAACCAAGCGCTCGCCGGTCAGATGTCCCTCGCCGATCAAGCGGCGATGATGGACGCACAGCGGCTCAACCAAGCGAGCGACCTGACGCGCGGCCAGACAGACGCCCAGTTCGCCCAGCAGACCGCCCTCGCCAACCAAGCGGCGCGCATGGACGCACAGCGCCTCAACCAAGTGCGCGACACAACGCTCGGCCAGTTCCTACTGAACTCGCAGATGGCGAACCAAGAGGCGAACATGAATCAGGTCAACAACAACCGTGGATTCCTGTCGAGTGTTTCACAGCAGGCGCTGGCCAATGACCAGATGCGCTCACAGCGGCGCCTTGGTCTCGGCACGCTCTACGGCGACATGGACCCTTACCGGCAGGCGCTGGGACCGGCGTTCCAGCTTGGAATGGGAACGCTGGGGAATACGACGCAGCAAGTCGGGAATATCTTCGGCAACTCCCTGCAGCAAAGTGGCAACGTGGCCAGCTTCAATACCAATATGGGCATGAGCCTGAGAAATTCTGCGCTTAACAATAATGCCGCCATGCAGGCCGCAGCAATGCAGGCCGGTGCCTCGCAGAACGCGGGCATGATGGGGATGTTTGGCGGCATCGGTGGCGGCGTGGTCACCGGAATCGCGGCGGCCTCTTTCTAATGACCCTCCAAGACAAAGTCTCCTACGCTCACCGGCTCATCGAGCAGTCGCTCGCTGAGTTTGACAATCCGTGCATCGCCTGCTCTTTCGGCAAGGATAGCATGGTGGTGCTGGACTTGGTGCGGCGGCACCGTGATGACCTGCCGGTGGTCTTCCACCGCGAGCCTTGGCAGCCGCACAAGTATCGGTTCGCCGATGCGGTGATCCAGCACTACGGACTGCGGGTCTACGATTTCCCGCCCTCGGCCACGATGGTGCAGGACGGCGGTGGCGAGGTGGAGATCGCCGGATACTACCA